ATATATTCCCATTTTGGTTTTTTAGCCACAATAGGTTTTTGTTTTTTTGTTTTTTCCATGATATAATATAATAAAAATTTTAAACTAATATAAGGGTCTGGGTGCCGAAGCACCCGTTACCTTATAATATTATGTATTATTTAAATAATACAAAGTTGTTAGCCGCTTGTACAACTAAACATCTTTCTGATAAGTAATTAATTTGCATTACGTCATCTCCTGATGCTGTTGCTCCACCGACTGAGCCAGTAATCCAAGATTTCATTTTTCTATCGTCTGCCTGAGAAGCTCTATATCTTACATGTAAGAAAGGTCTTCTAATGTTTTGCCCTAATTGCTGATCATATACAGATGATGTTCCAGCAGGTACTAATACCCCTTTAATATCACTGAATAATCCTCTAGCTGATGGGTTGTTCATATATTTCCAGTCAGTCTTATAGAAATCATAAGATCCTCTTCTGAATCCTCTAAAGCCAAGGTTTAACGCCATGTCTTCAGAATTTTCAAATACTCCAAATGCAGTACCACCAGCTGAACCAGCAGATACATTTGCAAGACCATCATCTAAAATTAGATTAGAGTCTCTATTTAAGAATAACATATTTTCTTCAATAGCTCCTTGCTTATCTAATTGTTTTAGAATTAAGTCAAAGTCAGAAATAACGTCACTTGCAGCGTCAAACGCTAAAGTAGATACGATACCTCTTGATTCAATAGCTGAGAAAAGCCCTTCAGAACCAACAGGGTCGCCACCTGAAATACCATGACCTGATACGCTAACATAAGCTGCGTCAGTATCAATTGTATTTGCAGAGTCACCCTTAACTGCTTCAATCATTGACATTTCTAAGTAATCTTCAAATCTCATTCTTGTATCACCTTCAGCTTTTAAGTACCATAAATAACCACCAACACCTGATTCGCCAGATACTTCGACCCATCCGATCTGAGCTGTGTCAGAACCAGAGATTTCAAATCTGTCTTTTAAAATAATTGGTTTATTAGATAGTACTGAAAAGTTTGGAGTAACTGATCCTGACATAGGGCCTGAGCCTTTAATAAATTCAGAACCATAAACAAAGAATGAACATTTGTTTGATCCACTATCAGTTGCTGTATCAAATCCAGATACTGCACCTACTGTTGCTCCACCTGCATAAGGTAGTACAGTTAATGTAGTATTGTCTGATGCTACAGCTTTTACATAACACTTAATAACAGTTGGTGAAGTTTGTAAGTCAGATAGTACAATTGTTTGCCCTACTCTTACAGCGTGAGTTCCACCACTTGCTATTGTGATAACACCTGCGTCAGTTACAGATGCGTTTTCGTATGCTAAATGCAATCTACCTTGCTCAGACCAAATAACTTGATCAGAAGCCATAGGCATTTCTGCACCTACCATTCTCAAGAAAGAAGATACGGATCTGTTTCCGTACTTTTCAACTTCTTGAGCATATAATTCAGGTAAATACTGTTGTGACCAGTTTGCTCCACCTGAACCATGAAAGTTTAGATAATTATCCGCTAATACTGCTTTACTCGCGTTAGGAGTAAGATCAGTAGGTAGCGAAGGAAATTCTCCTGTTGCCATAATTTTTAAATTTTAAAGTTTAGTAATTTTTAAGTTTAAGTTTTAGCTTAGAATTACTATCTCCTGTTATTGCTCTAACTTTTAAACCACCGCTTTCAACATAACCATCTGCAGTTTTTCTAGGATCCATATTAATGTTCTTAGCGTCTTTAGATAATTGTTTAATTGCGTCAGATTTACCTTGTTGGTAAAAATGGTTAGCTATTGCGTCAGGATTTTTAGCCGCAAATAAAGCTTTATGAAAATCACTTGAGTTTTTAAGAAGATTATTCTCATCAACGTATTTATCGAAAACATTTGATAAAGTCTGCGATTCTTTTTCTTTATTTACATCTTTTATATTGAAACGATATTTTTTATCGTCAACATTGAAATTAAAACCTTTAAAATCTTTGTTAAAAATGTTATTTGTTTCTTTATTAAAATGTGATGTTTGCTTAGCCAGTAATTGTTCTGCTGATTTTTGCTCATCATTGTAGCGGTTGAAAAATTCAATTGCTTTTTGCTGTTCAGGAAGTAAATTAGAACCCAACTTGACTTCTTTATAATAATCCTTCTTCAGGTTTTCTAAAAAGCTTTTTGCACCTGCAACCTCTTCTTTCAGAGCTAAATTTTTTCTTTTTTGTGTTCTCTCATCGTCTAAATCTTCATCAATTGAAAATTTATCTTCTAATAAAAATTGTATTTCATCATAAGATAGATGAGGTTTTGTTTGTTTATAATACTCTATAAGTAATGTATTATCATCAACATTAGAATAATCTGCATTTAATCTTACATAATCTTCTAATGTACCACCAGTTTCATTCATAAATTTTACCAGATCTTTTACGTTTTCTGGTAAATCTAATTTAGATTCTTGTGTTTCTTCTTCCGATAATACTTCTTCTTGTTCCGATGCGGCGTCGGCAGCTTCAGGGCTTCCGTCCACTCTTGTCTCGTCAGTATTATTTGTTTTATTGGTTTCATCGGTTACTTCTTCTATTATCGGTAATTCTTCTATTTTTTCTTCTTCGCGTACTCCTTGCAGTTCCACTTCGGCTTTTTCCCCAGCTTTTTCATTCTCGCTGCTTCCGCGTAGCACGCCATCCTTTGTTTCTTGTTCTTGAACGGCATTTTGGTTTTCTTTTGATTTATTAACTTCGTCTACATTTACTTTGTACATACCGTCTTCTTCAACGGTTACACCGGCGTTTTGTAATACCTCTTTTTCTTGCTCAGCTATAGACTTCGGTTCTTCCGCTTCTACAGCTTGTGCTTTTAATTCTTCTGCCATAATATAATATTATATAATTGTTAAAAAATGTTATCTTGGTTCAAATTGTTCTAAACCAAATCCACCTAAGTTATCAAATCCTGCGGATTCAAAGTTTTTTGGTGGTTTACCAGATCTTCTCTGGTCAATCAACTCACTTTGTTGAGTAGCTTGTATTTTTGTTCTTTTATCTTTACGATCTTCTTTATACTTTTCTTTATTATTAATTACATTTGATTCAACTTCTTTAAGTCGCATATTTAACATAAATTCATGCTCCATCAATTCTTTCTTAATTGCAGCTTCTCTTTCTAATTTTGCAATATCAAATTGTGTTTGTGCTTCCGCAATTTGCACTTTGCTTTGCGCTAATCCTTGTTGTTTTTGCATTTCAGCCTGAGCTGCTGCTTGGGAAGCTTGTGCATTAGATTGAGCATTTGCTTGGATGTTTTGTAATTGAGCTTGTCTATCTTTTTCAAACTTTTTCTTTCTTCTTAATTTTAATAATTGGTTAGCAACTTTTAAATTTTTAATTTCTCTAACATCAATAGCATCTTCAAGTTCAATTTGTTTTGATTGTATTGCCATTTGAATATTATTTTCAAGAAGTTGTTTTTCTGCATCATCTGGCGCTAATTCTAAAAATATACCAAAATCATGTAAATGCAATGAATGTAATTCTTTCAATGTTCCTACGTTGAATTTACCTAATGTTTCAAATAAAGCATTAGACGTATTAGAATATTCTAAAACATCGGATATTCTTAATGATATACATTCTGCTGTTTTTAAAGTTAAATATAAACCCGCTTGTAATATATGTCTTGTAGCTGTATTACTATTAGCTGCCGCTAATTTTTGTAAACCAACTAACGCTTGACCGTCTGGCATACTACCGTCTCTTGCTTCGTTAAGTCCAGTAACATCCCTCATCATTTGCAAATAGTAATTATAAGACTGTATTAAGCTTGATAGTTTGCCGCTTCCGCTACCTGCTCTTAATTCTTGTATAGGCACTTTAGCGTTATTAAAATCACCGTCTTGTGTCATTGATCTACCAATAACACTACCAGTTTGGAAGTACATATTCAATGCTTCTTGTGGATTATAATTTGTTCCATTACCTAAATCTACTTCCGCAATGCCGTCCGCATCTAAGAATACGCCGTCTGGTACCATTCTTGAAAGAACTTGCTGTAATTTTAAATGCGTTATTTGAATCATGTCTGCAAATGATGTCATTCTACTAACTAAAGATTCTGGCTTACCTTTATATATTCTTGGTGCTACTATATTATAACTCATTTTAACCTTAGTAATATCGGACTTAGGTCTTGTCATATTAATAGCTTTATTCCATCTTAAAATTTTATCTTGACCAACTATTTTAACTCCACAATATAAACACTCTATAGATCTTTGCACTTTTTCAAATCTAGATCTAGAGTCTTTAGGTGGATTAAATTCATCTGTTTTTTGTATAGATTTTTCAGCACCTGATGCTATCTTCTC